ATCCTATAGAATTTGAAAGAAGAGAAACGCTATTCAACATTGACGCTCAGTCGGAAATATACTTTCTACAAGGTGCTGAGAGTAACAAATATGAGGTTGTGTTCGGTGATGGGTTGTTCGGTAGAAGACCATTAAACGGTTCTATCGTTACAATCTCTTATATTGTAACCAGCGGTTCTGATGGTAATGGAGTTGATAATTTCACTATCACAGATGACCTTTCTGGGGTAAACGGTGGCGTCACAACTGTATCCGATATTACAGTGGTCACTCCTTCACAAACTGGTGCAAATCAAGAGTCTATCGAATCTATTCGTTTTGCCGCTCCCAGATATTTTGCTACACAACAAAGAGCCGTTTCTTCTGACGATTATGCTTCATTGGTTATTACAAAGTTCGGCGGCGAGGTAGATGACGTTGTAATTTACGGTGGCCAAGAACTAGAACCAAAGTTGTACGGCAGAGTTGTGATTTCCGTTAAGCCTTCCTCTGCTAAAATTGCTTCTGATTATCTAAAGAATCAGATCACAAATTACTTACAAGATTATATTGCTCTACCCAACAGAGTAAAAATTAGCGACCCTGAGTATTTTTATATACAAGTAATATGTAAGGTACAATATAATACTAAGTCAGGTTCTAAGAGCGTAACGGAAATTGAAAGTAACGTTCTTGATAAGATTGTAAACTTTAGCGCAGATCATTTAGAGAAGTTTGGTAACGATTTTAGATATAGCCGCTTAGTAACACATGTTGATGATACAGATACATATGTAACCAGTAATGACACTAAAGTGTTTCTTCTTAAAAAGATCACACCAAAGTTGAACTACGCCACATCTTATGATATTCAATTCAATAACGTTGCTGAACAAGAGGGCGTATATGATGGCGTTGCTTACCCAGACGAAAGAGTTTTAACAAGCACAGATTTTGCTTACGTTGATGCTGATGATGTAATTTGGCCTATATGCTATATCGAAGACGACGCTTTAGGCAATCTTATAGTTTACACGTACACGACAGGCGGAACGAAGTATATTGTTAACAGCAACATTGGTTCTATCAACTATTCAACGGGCAGAGTCATCGTCACAAACTTAAAAACGTCAAGCTACGTGAATCATATATCACTAAAGATGACAACTTTAAATAAAGATATCATTGCTTCCAAAAATATGATCCTAACAATTGATCCAGAAGATATATCCATAAACGTAATAGAAACGATGAAGTAAAATGAATTTCAACGTCGAACAATATATTTCTAATTTCGTTGAAAACCAGTTTCCCGATTTCTATAAGGAAGACGGCGAGAATTTCATTCTCTTCGTGAAGGCTTATTACGAGTGGATGGAGGATGCTTGGGGAGATACCGAAGACGGTTATGGTGGTCCAATTAGAGAAGCAAGAGAACTGCTCTCTTACAGAGATATTGATGATACTATTGTTAGATTTCTAGAGTATTTTCAGAAGAAATACCTATATGGTATTCCATTTAACGTTATCGTTAACAAAAGATTTCTTCTGAAGCATATTTTGGACGTTTATCGTTCAAAAGGAACAATTCAGTGCTATAGACTTCTGTTTAAACTAATCTATAACGAAGATGTTGATATATACCTCCCCGGCAAGGACGTTTTAAGAGTATCAGACGGTATTTGGATCGATCCAAAATATCTTGAGGTGACTGAATCTAAAAATCTTTATTCGTTAGAGGGTAAAGTTATTATTGGTCTGTCATCAAGGACGACTGCTGTTGTTGAAAAAATCATTACAGAACCGGTTAACAATAATATCGTACATAAGATTTTTATCTCAAACATGGCTCCCAGAGGCGGAGATTTCATCGTCGGAGAAAGAATTGTTGATGAGTTATTTCAGACTAATGAAGCAGTAGTTGATGATTCCCCAATCATTATTGGTTCTCTTAACAGACTTGAGGTTTATAACAGCGGTGTTGAATTTAACGTTGGCGACGTTCTAAAAATTGTTCCAAAAGATATTGACACTGGCGAAAATATTTCGTTTGGTAGAGAAGGTTATCTGAAGGTAGTTTCGTTGTTCCGTGGTTTTGGTTCTTTGAACTTTAACCTAAAGAACGGTGGTTTTGGTTTCGCTGCTAACGCTAACGTGTTCATTTACAAGAGCCTTTCTGACGTAACTGGTCAAGGTGCGTATTTCAGACCAAAGTTGGCTGATGCTAAGAGCTTAGTGTATAACACGGACCCATTAGTTGGATATTGGAATACAACAATCGATGCTACCAGTTACGGATTACCAAAAAATCCTAGCGGCAATGCTACTTCTACCATAGGGTCTTGCTTAACTTTTGCTAATAACATTTTTGGTCGTATCGCAGGGTTGACTCAGGTAAGAACCGGCAATGGTTATATAGCTCCCGCTAACGTTTTCGTCAGATCGGTTATTCTATCTAAGAAGCTACCAGGCACTGTAACATATAATACCGCTAACAACGAAATAAATGGTACAGGAACATCATTTACGACTATATTCGCTAACGATGATGTTATGTACTTACAATCAAATTCAACGAATAGCAATACGCTTGAGATACAAGTCATCAAAGAAGTCGTAAGCGATGTTAAGTTGAAATTGTATGGTTATCCGTTAAACAATTCTACGGCTACAGCTGTGTATGGTATAGCTCCTTCTATTCTTCCTGCACAGTTTGCTGCGACCGAATCGGTAATGCAAAGACTTGATGGCACAATCAACGGTATCAATGATAAAATTATTGCATTGAATTCAAGCGGTAATAACATTGTTGAAAATATCACCGTTGTGAGTTCAGGAGCCGGTTATGTCGAGGGTGAAGACGTTATCGCCTACAGATATGGTATTTTGGACTTACCGAAGGTAGTAAGAGGTGGCGTGGGGTATTCCAATGGTGACTCTATCATTTTCCAAGGAGGGTTGTCTGATACTCCAGCTAGAGGTAACGTCTTAACCAACGGCAATGGAACCATTACTTCTATTAACACTTATCCAGGCGCTTGGTATGGTGGATCAGGATACAAGGTTATACCCGAGATATCCATCAAGTCTGCAAAAGGAACAGGCGCTGTTCTTTCTGTAGCATTCATTGAATATGATACAAGCACCGAAATTAGAGGAATCGTTAGAAAGTCTGGTGTTGGTAAAGGTTTTGGGTTCTGGGCTACTAACGATGGCAAACTCAACGAAGACAAATACATTCAAGACAGCTATTATTATCAAGATTATTCTTATGAAGTTAAAGTTCCTGTTGCTTTGGATAAATATAAGGATATTCTATACAACACGTTCCACGCTGCTGGCACTGAGTTGTTTGGTAATTACTCAGTTCTTCTGCGAGATGCAAGCGAATTTTCAGTACAATACGAACAATACGCTGCAAATACCAATCAGTTAACTGCTCTGACCGGAGATTTGTACAATAACGTTGTTACTATGGATAGCAAGTATGTTCGAGTTGATAACTATTATTATGCCAATAACTGGTTAGGGGTTGATATAAATACCATAAACTCATCTAACGCTACTCTACGTGTAGACAGAATATACGAATAAAGGGGAATTACCTTGGCAAAAATAACTATTAATATAGGTTCTGCACCAAACGATGGAACCGGCGATCCATTACGCGATGCGATGAATTACATTAATCAGAATTTTACGGAACTTTATACAAATCCGTTTCCGTCAAATACTGTATCGGTTGGTAACTCATCAGTTAACGTTTCTATTAATTCAACTTCAATGTCGTTCACCAATGCGGCAAGTTATATTAGTGTTGGAAACTCAACAGTTAATACTGTAGTTAATGCTACAGGATTTAGCACGACTTCTAACACGTTGACTCTTGGTACATCAACAAACGCAGCCAACGGTTATACGTATCTTCCCAATGGATTCAAGATGAATTGGGGTTGGATTTCTGCTAATTCTACGGATGGTAACGCTACTTTTTCGTCAGCGTTTACGACTAATGCATACTCAGTTCAAGTTACCAGCAATTCAGCAGTTGCTACTTATCAAGCCGCTGTTATTGGTACTAACAATACCGTTGCTTTAATTAGAACAGCTAATGCTACATCTACAAACGTATACTTCTTAGCGATAGGCAAATAATGGGAAAGCTTCTTCCATACTATAGAAAAACGATTATTGATGAAATTGTAGCAAGTATTTCTGCTAATGATTCGATATATTATGCTTTTGCGTCAAACCCTGTTCCTTATGTTGGCACAACGCCAGCTATAGCTAACACGGATTATGATGACATATTCGTCAATAACTGGAAACTGTTGTTTGGAAAGAAGCTTAAACCTTGGAATTTCGCTCCAGTAGTCGATAACAACGAATGGAAAGCGAACACAGTTTATCTCAGATATGATAATACTGACCCTAATTTATATACCAATAATCAGTTTTATGTAATAACTGCTCCTGATAACGTAGGAGGTAATTATACTTTTTACAAGTGTATTGATAACGCTAATGGCGCTCCTTCTACGGTAAAACCAAATCAAATTCAATATACTACTTTTCAAACTTCTGATGGATATAAGTGGAAATATTTGACATCAGTTACGTATCTTCAGTACAAGTTGTTTTCTTCTGGTAACAGTGTTCCTATCTACGCCAATAACATCGTTTCTCTCTATGCCCCGACTTACGCTGGGGTGGATGTTGTTATGATTAGAAACGGTGGCACAGGTTACAGTGGTTATACAGACGGCGTTGTTCAATATGCCAATTCTACTGTTATACAGATTGAGACTATTAATACCAGCGCTCAAAATGGGTTTTATAATAACTCGGCCATTTATATCTATAATGATGCTACCACTACAGGTCAGTTGATAGGCGTTGCCGGATATGTTTCGAATAGCGTTGGTAAGTGGATTACGCTTGCTTCTCCAGCTAATACGGATAGCATTCTTCCTAACTCCACTCGCTATAAGATTTCTCCAAAAGTTGTTTTCACATCTGATGGAAATACTCAACCAAGAGCATATAGCGTAGTAAACAGCGTTGCCAACTCAATCTCCCAAATAGTGATGATCGATAATGGTTCTGAAATAACTTGGTGTAACGTACATGTTGAGTCTCTTTTCGGAACTGGTGCCAATCTTTATGCTATCGTCCCTCCACCCGGTGGTCATGGTTATGATCCTGTATCGGAGTTGAATGTAAGGGGTATATCTGTTCAGTTTGATTTTGCTAACTCTGAAAGCAATAGCATTTATACATCTAACGTGGTGTATAACAAAATTGGATTGATCAAAGATCCAAAAATTTTAAATGCTAATAATACCGAAGGCTTAGCTTTCGGTGGTAACACGTTCAGTCAGCTGCTGAAGGCGAACGTCTCATCATTAGCAACTTTTGCTAATGGAGATTTAGTAATCGGTAATACCTCTGGAGCGACTGCAACAGTTGTGTTCTCTAATACTTCACAGCTTTACCTTACGGGAGACACGCATTTCTCTAACGGAGAATATGTAGTTTCAAGTAACGGATCAGTTTCTGCTCAGATTGACATTAAAGAGATTGGCGATCTGTATATCAAGAATCTAAGACCTTTGTATATTCAAAACATAAATAATGTGAACAGATCGAATACACAAACTGAATCATTTAAACTGATTATTCAGATTTAACGGGAAATGAAATGCCATTAAATACAGATTTAGACGTTGCTCCATATTTTGACGACTATGATGAAACAAAAAATTATCATAGAGTTCTTTTCAGACCATCGGTTGCCGTTCAGGCCAGAGAACTAACGCAATTACAGAGCATTCTGCAGAATCAGATCGAGAGATTTGGCGACTGGGCATTCAGAAACGGCGATATCGTTTCTGGTTGTACTATCGTTTCTATGCCATCTGTTCCTTATATCAGATTAATGGATTTCGCTTCCAACGGTTCAGCAAACACTTCTCCTTTGGATGTAAGAGACTACATTAATGCCGTAGCCACAAGCGTTGCTACTGGTCTAAAAGCACAGGTCATTTACGCCAATGCTGGCTTTTCTACAAGCTATCCAGATAATAACATTCTTTACGTTAGATACCTTAACACAGGTAATAACGACGAAACAACATTCTCTAATGCAGAGCTTCTAACGTTCGAAACCGTATCTGCTGCAGGCAATGTTGCTCTTTCTAACGTCTACACTTGGGCTAATACGAAAGCAAATACATATGCTTCTGGTAATGCTCACGGTTTGATGGTCAGTGAAGGTATTATCTTTATTGGTGGTAACTTCGTAAGAGTTCCTAATTCTGCTTTCGGTCTTGTTAACAACTTCGGCACATATGCCGGTAATAACGTTGTTGGCTTCCAATTAATTGAAGAGATTGTTACTGAAAACCAAGATGAGTCGTTATTTGATAACGCTCTAGGCTACACCAATGAAAACGCTCCTGGCGCTCATAGACTTAAACTATCACCAACAATCGTTTCACTAACACCAGAACAGGCAGCTGAAACAAAGGGATTCAACCCTATTGCTACCTATAATTATGGCACGATTGTAACAAAAGCTGTAACAAGCACGAACGTTTATTCAATAATTGGCGACGTTCTTGAGAAGAGAACTTATGAAGAATCCGGCAACTATGTCGTCAATCCATTCGTGGTTGATACTATCACCAATGTTGCTAACGGCTCTCTTTCTCCTACAAACGCGAACAGCGTTCTAGGTAGAGTTGGAACCGGTGTTGGTTACGCACAAGGAAGCAGAGTTGAATTATTAAAGACTTCCTATATCAACATGCGTAGAGGAACTGACGTTCAAACCAATAAGATGCAATTAATCAGCTTCAACTATGGCGGTTATTTCGTCCTAAATGAAGTTGGTGGTTCTTTCGACTTCACCAAAGGTCAAACGGTTCAGTTATATGATGCGTATCAGAAGTGCGTAACAAACAGAACTTTCGCTTCGGCGTCTCCAACAGGAAATGTTATCGGTACAGCCGTTGTTAGATGTTTCTCTTATGCTTCAGGCACGCCTGGATTAAATACAGCTCAGTATTATCTGCACGTTTATAATATTTCGATGAACTCGAATTATAACACGAATCAGATCAAATCGATTTACTATAACGGCACGAATAAGGGTATTGCCGATATTGCTTCTATTGGTCTTAAAGATACCGCTGCTAAGAAGCAACTGTTCTCCTTCGGTGTTTCTGGTCTTAAGAACCTAAGAGACGATAATAATAACGTTCGTACAGAATACGTATACAGAAATAAAGCCTCTGGAACTTTGATGACTACAGGTAACGTTGTTATCACGTTGACTTCATCTTCTCCCGGTGGTACAGATCAGTTACCTTATGGTAATGGTATTCTCACTGACGCTTCTGCTGCTAACTTTACTCTGGTTTCTACTGCGAACGTTGATTCTGCTGCTTTAACTGGTACAGTCAGCGTCAATACAACGTCAGTAAACGTAATCGGAACTTCAACTACCTTTAACACAAATTTCTTACCTGGAGATTTGATCAAGGTAGGCTCTGATATTAGAATAGTAAAAGTTGTCAGTAATGCTACCTATATGACGGTTGATACTGCGTTCTCGGTTGTTAATGCTGCTGCCGCTTATTACAAGTCCTACGTTAAGGGCAAGATCATTCCTATTTCTCGTAATACGGTTGGTCCAAACAGTTACATCAATGTAACAAACAGCACATCGTTTACTATCGTATCAGGTCAAATACCTTCGACATCTTTAGCCGTTGATGTTGTTTTCAATACCTTGAGAACCTCTACGTTACCGGCATCAAAGGTAATCAAGAAGAACAGATTTGTTAAGATCAATACTGCTACCAATCCAAACGGTCCTTGGTGTTTGGGTTTCAGCGATATTCACAAAGTCTCTAAGATTTATGGAACGTCCAACGGAACCTATACAACTGCAGGCGTTGATTTAACTAGCAGCTTCACATATGATACTGGACAGAAAGATACTCATTACGACTATGGTTATCTTTATTCAAAGGGTGGCTATAGCTCTTCTTCATATCCAAACCTTCTAGTCCAGCTAGATTACTTCTCAGCTAACATTGCTACCGGTGTTGGATTCTTCACTGTTGAATCATATCCTGTAGACGATGCTAATACAGCAAACACGAATGCTATTCAAACTAAAGATATTCCTTTATACGTAGACGATGCTGGCAACAAAATCCCATTAAGAGACGTTGTTGATTTCAGAACACCATCTACGCCAACCGCTAACGACACCGGCGTTGTTGATACTTCGAATAACTCTCAAGTAACAACCGCAATTTCATACGCTACGGTTAATCCTTCATCGACGCTAACATTATCAACCGGCGATCCAACCAGAGGGTTAAACGTTCCTTCTTATGGAAGCAACTTCCAAGCGGATTATACCAGATATCTTCCAAGAAAAGATTTGATTCTAATTACACCTGATAACGTAATTAAGGTTAAGGAAGGCTTATCAAGCGTAAGTCCACAAGCACCGCTATATCCTGAAAATTCTATGGCTTTGGCTGTATTAAATATACCTCCATATCCATCTTTGTCTACAGATCAGGTTGAAGAGTTTTTAACGATAAATCAGTCAAGCAGAAACCTCATCAGAGATACTTCCTTGGCAATCAGCGGCAGCATTGTCACCAATCGTCGTTATACGATGAAAGACATTGGAACGCTCGATCAAAGAATTACCAATATTGAGTATTACACCCAACTTTCTCTATTAGAGAAAAAGGCAAAGGATTTAACTGTAACTGATGGTAATGGTTTAGATAGATTTAAAAATGGTATCTTCGTTGATCCATTCACTGACTTCATTCTCGGTGACGTTACTAATCCTGAGTATTCTATAGCGATTGATACGTTTAAGGGAATAGCTAGACCAAAAATCGTTAGAGAAGTCATTAATATTAAGTTCAACAGTTCGGTTTCATCGAACGTTGTTCAGACCGGAAGACTGATCACGCTATCTTACGCTGAAATTCCATTTTTAACTCAGCCGTATGCTACAAAATATCGTTCTTCTGCTCTTGTAGCTTTCTCTTGGAATGGTCAAATGACTCTCATTCCAAGTTACGATAATAACGTTGATTTGAATCAAACAGGTTCTCTTAACGTTACTATTGATAACTCGGCTCCATGGAAGGAATTTGCCGCCAGTCCATTCGGTTCGTTGTGGGGTGATTGGAGAACTACGACTACAACCGTTTCAAATTCTGTAATTACCGGCCAAGTAAATAACCTAGTATATAACTCTGGTGGCGGATTGGTAAGCTCTACAAGAGCAGCTTCTCAACCAGCTAACTCGGTGACAACTAGCACTACCTATGCAAACGGTCTTATTTTACAATCTACCTCTGTTGCTATTCCTTCAGTTCCTGCTTCTACAGCAGCAGCTAATCCGAGCACTATTTGGTCGCTTGGTAATCAATTAAACACATTACTTAATTTGTCACGTATATGATAATATCGATACAATAAATAATGTTTATTAGGAGAAACAATTGGTCGCTACAAATACAACAACCACCACAGTAACAAGCACAGCCAATAGAACTGGAACGGGAATCGTAGTAGATTCCCAGTCCAATACAGTAACAGTTGGTAATTTTGTTACAGACGTATCTCTACAGCCATTTATCACAAACAGAATTATTTCTGTGTTTGCTTTTAATATGCGTCCAAGTAGAAGGTTGCATGTATTTTTCGATAGTATCAATGTTGATCAATATTGTGCTCCAGGGGCTAGAGTAGCTAATACATACCCAACGCCTGTTGGTGATACTAGTGATTATACCATTATCGCCAGAGGCGGTAATTGGGGAGCGCCTATTTACTCTGACGAAAAAGGTAGAGTAGCTTTCCAATTTAATATACCCGCAGGCAAATTCAAAACGGGCGACAGAAGTATTCAGATAGCAGACGTAGACAGCCTAGTTTACGGCAATGATGCTATCACTACTTTGTCATCTTCGGTGTTTACAGCTTCTAATCTTAGCGTATCAAAACAGAACGTCACTTTGACTACTGTTAACGCTGATTTGAACTTTATTCCGATTTCAAATACAGTCGTGACCAGCACTACATCGGTAGCAACTTCGACTATTGGCGATAACATTACCCGTCTACCGCCACCTCCGCCACCGCCTCCTATGTTTTTCTTTATGGAACCTATTGCTCAGTCTCTAACGATTACTACGCCTCAAGGCGAGGCTGGTATTTACGTTACGAGTATTGATATATTTTTCAGACAAAAATCTCTAGTCAGAGAAAACGGCGTTATGGTCTATCTTTGTGAAACCAAAAACGGTTATCCTGACGGGTCTACAGTTTTACCATTCGGTAGAGTTCATAAAACTTATGATGAAGTTAACGTTAGTGAAAACGGAACTGTACCAACCACGTTCACTTTTCCATCTCCAGTATTTTTAAATAATGGACTCACTTACGCTTTCGTTGTAAAGCCTGATGCTAATGACCAAGATTACCAAGTATTTACGGCTTTTCTTGGCGACACAGATTTGTCAACAGGTTATCAGGTATTCAGTCAGCCTGTTCTTGGAACTGCTTTCTACGGCGCTACGGATTTACAGTGGACCGCTCTACAAAAAGAATATATTAAGTTTACGTTAAAAAGAGCGCAGTTTAATAAAAACGCTGGCGAGGCGTATTTCTATAACAGTAATACAGAGTATGTAACTATGCTCAACATGAGCTACGTTAATACTTCAGTAGGTATTTTGTCAGGTGATTATATCTTCCAATCAACAAACGCGGTTACAAACTCGACTGGTGGTAGCGTAAATACCAGCGTTCGTGCGGTTGTAGATTTTTATGATTCCGTTAAAGGCATTATTTACTGTGATAAGTCTACAGGTAACTTCTTATCAAATACTTACGCGCAAATTCATAGATTCGCTAACGGCAATATAACTCCTAATAATTCTACATACATCGCTTCTGGTAACACGGGCTTATTGTATAATCCAGTTATTGATGCTCTAGTTCCACAGTTGGCTGTGATTACACCTGCCGGTACAGCACTAAATCATACTTACGTAGGAACAAGTAACGTTTACACTATAGATGCCGATGAAAGAAAAGTCAACATCGGTTATGAGAATGAGTTTTACGATCTAGAAAGAATAGTAGCCAGTAAATCTAATGAGATGGCTAACATGTCTTCTAATAAGTCTTTACAGTTGAAATCTTATTTCCGCACAGACAGCGAATTTCTTTCTCCTGCAATCGATACAGTTAGATATCAGCAGCTAGTGATTAAGAATGACGTTGATCCTGTTATGTTCAACTACGGAGAGTATTTCAACTCTGGTAATACCAAGTCGAAATATATTTCTCAAATTGTTACTTTGGCTCCCGGTCAAGACGCAGAAGACCTACAAGTTATTCTAACTGCTTTCCGTCCAGTTAATTC